AGACGTACCAGAAGCGAGACGCGGAGAAGAAAAAATGAGGGCGTTGTCGTGGCTTTTATACTGGTTAGGAGACTTGGTCAGCAGGACGCTCTGCCGCTGGGGCTTGGCTGGATCGCTCTATCAGAAACTGATGCTCTGGTCGGTCGAGTGCGACAAGGATTTTAACGTCTGGAAGGAAGTCAAACCCCGCAAAAGGAGAAAACGCAAATGAAAGACCTTGGCAAAATTACTTTTGGCAAATCACGGCCTGCGCCCAAGCAGATTCTGGTCGACGTAACCTACGACGCCAAAACGGCAAAGGCTCTGCACGCATTTGGGCTGAAGCAGTTAAAGAAAGACTCCGAAGCGGTGATCGAGTACGTCATCGTCAAGGCGCTGGAAGGGTTTGCCAAAAAATGATTGCACTGCCCCCAGCTACCGAGGCCGTTTACCATAACGGGGCGCCGGAAGGTGAGCGCAACACGCAACTGTTTCGCATGGCGTTGCAATTCCGTGACCAGGGCTTGTCGCAGTTTGATGCGGAGTCAGAGGCCGAGATCTGGGGCTTTAAGAATGGGCTAACGCAGAATGAATGCGTAGCAGCTGTAAAATCCGCTTACAGCAAGCCAGCTAGGGAGGCGTGGCGGCCAAAAGCCAAGTACGGCTATCAGAACGGAGCGATCGTGCGGGAGGATCTGCCAGTGCCGCCAATGCCGATCAGCGTGGAGAGCGGGCCGGTCGACAAGTTTTTAACCACCTGCTTCGACGTGGGCGATAGTATCAATATCTGCCGATCAATTAAGGACGGCGACCGCGAGCGGCCCGACGGTGCGGGCGAGACTCGCACCCGCGAGGAATGGCTGGAGCTGTTTAAAGGCGACGGGTTGGCAACGTGGCAAGGCGATGCGGTGGGCGTGTATGTGTCGATTAACGCTAACAACGGTAAGAACCGCAAAGCCGAATCGATTACCAAGTTTCGCCACTGCTTAATCGAGTTTGATGAAAGCACGCTGCAAGAGCAGTGGGCCATTATTAAGCGCAGCGGGTTGCCTACGTCGTCGATCATTAAGAGCGGTGCTCGGAGCCTGCATGCGTGGGTGGACGTAAGGGCGGCCAATGCCAAGGAGTTTGCCGAGCGTGTAGATTTTATTTACAAGCACCTAGAGCACTCAAGGCCTGACTCCGCCAACAAGGACGCCGGCCGGTTGTCCCGGTTGCCAGGGGCCATGCGTACCGCCACTGGCCAGCAGCAGGAGTTGGTCGAGTGTGGCGCGCCGACGCTGACTTACATCGAATGGCAAGAGCGCACGATGTATGGGGATTTGCCTGAGCCGTATAAATGGGAGGATCTGGTAAATTTTAAAGAGGATTGCGATCCGACGCAGTTGCTGGGCAAGCGGTGGATCTGCCGTGGCGGATCGGCGCTGTGGGTGGGTAGTAGCGGGCTGGGCAAGTCGGTGCTGTGTTTACAAGCCGCGATTACTTGGGCATGCGGTCGTGATCTCTTTGGCATATCGCCACATGGAAAGCCGCTCAAGTCGCTGATCGTGCAAGCCGAGAACGATGAGGGCGACGTGGCCGAGGCGCTGCAGGGTATTCTCAAGGCGTTAGATCTAACGCCAGCGGAGCTTCAAATGGTTAAAGAAAACATAGTCATCGTGCGTGATTGCACCTCTACAGGCGAACGGTTTGTCGATCGGATGCGTAGATTGGCTGAAAGGCATAAACCGCATTTAGCCTGGGTAGATCCTTTGCTGGCGTTCATCGGTGGCGATCTATCCAGCCAAGAGACGGCCGGCGGATTCTTGCGCAATTTGCTTAACCCCCTAGCACTAGCCGGCGGGTTTGCGTGGATGTTGATGCATCACACGCCTAAGCCGACGCGGGACGGCAGTGGCTATCAGGGCCACGATAAAGCCTACAGCGGATTTGGATCTAGCGAGCTGACGAACTGGGCGCGGAGCGTATTAACCCTAGCTCCTTGCGGTCAGGATGAGGAAGGCACGTACACCTACAAGTTGGAGGTGACCAAACGCGGGAAGCGGTCTGGGTTGCGTCCTAACCGCACTGCGAGCGATTTCATAGCGTCTAACGTCCAGCCGTGTGTTCACCTAAAGCATTCGCAAGTGGGGCTGGCGTGGATCGAATCAAGCGCACCTGAAAAGACTGTAGGTCGTAAAGCCAGCGCGATCGATTGGGGCAAGCTACCCGAAGGGGCTAAATACAGCCAAGTGGTAGCCTATGTGCAGAAGGTAACCGGGCTGCAGGAACGGCAGGCTAAGTCCCGAATCAAGCAGGCTAAGGACGACGGATTTATTGAGGAATCTAGCGATGGTTTATTCAGCAAAAAGGTGACAAATGAACCCTTTTAAAGTTAGTGCAGTAACCCTTATTGCACCAGTGCAGTATTGGGTAGCATGTTGGTGCAGTAATAATAGGCCTTTAGGCCTAATTATTGCACTAATGCAGACGGTCAAAACATTACTGCACCAAGCGATAGAAAGCGGAGTAGTAATCTAATATGATAGATCAAGAAGTAATTGAACGGCTGCCATGCGGTACTACCCATGTGAGCAAGCGTATCGACGGAATAGTAGATCTAATTTGGGAAGCGTGCTCTGAGCTACGGATTACTGTCACCACTTCGTCCGTAGCCCTAACGGCACAAGTCTTTAATTATCTTATAACAAAAGCGCCAGAGCATCCGGCCGTACAAAACATGACCGACACGTTAGAGCAAAGCGTGCTCTCAGTGGTGCTAAACAGGTCGACTGCATCTATGACCCAGCTAGCCAAGCAGCATAAGATAACTAAGCAGGCGTTCAGCAAGAGAGTCATGGGAGTTACCGATCGGCTGGGCTTACCAGTGCGATCACAGAAAAGCCAAAAGGCCCGTGAGGCATACGACTTACGAGCAAGGAAGCATCACGACAAGCGGCGTCGTGAAACGCCTAAATTTAACAGTGCCGCACTAATGAAAGGTATGAAATGCAAACATTAAAACAAGTAGTCAAAGAGTTAGCTAACAAGCGTCAGCACACCTTAGAAGCGGTAGGCGAAGTCATAGGACTAGCAGCTAAGGCAGGCGTGATTATTACAGAGGCTAGAGCATGCGGTCAAGACATAGCCAAGCTATTAGATACAGCTGGCCTTACTGATGAACAAGGCAAGCGACTAGAAAGAGTTGCTGCACACCAACACAAGCTAAGCACAGGAGAGCCTAGTGTAGTTAGACAGGTCATGCTCTGGGCAGAGATGCTGCCAGATCCTATAACGACTAGCGTACCAAGTGAGCGCAAGCCGTTCATGTGGCCGCTGATTAAGGTTAGCCAATGGTTCGCCAACAGAAGCAAACACCAAGCCTGGTCAAAAGAAACTAAGCAAGAGTTCATGCGATACGCTGAGCCAATCGCTATAAAGTACAGAGAGATTAAGGAGGCCGCTCTTGAGTAGGCAGACACAAAATCCCTTGAGTGGAGCATGGCAAAATCTCTTGAGTAGAGCACAGATTTTTCTCTTGAGTAGAACGCGTCAAAATCTCTTGAGTAGGATTTTTTCTCCGACACAAGGAGTCTCCTTGAGTAGAAACATCGCGGTGGAATCGACTGCCGTAAATTACTTGAGTATAGCCTCTAACAATTAGTGTATCATGGGCAGAGATCCTAACCACCGAGTGCGTGCGGCTATGAAGGCGACAGGCAAGTCGCGTGCTCAGACGTACCGCGACCTAGCGGCCGCCAAGCCTGCGACGACTGCTCCGCTAGTTAAAGCAAAAGGTGGGGGGCTAGACGTGGAGATCCAGAGGCTTGAGGATCTAGCAGCGAGCCTAGGCGAATCGGCAAAGGACGATACGCGGGCGGATCGATCCGAGCTAATTAGTAACTACACAAAGCTGGTCGAGGCGTTGCGCAGAATGAAGGGCGACAGGCCGGACATTGATCAAGCGGAAGGGACAATGGTGCCGGTGGATGAGGCCGACAAGGTATTGGCGGCAAGGGATAACGCACTCATCCCGCTACTCAAAGGAATGGCCAAGCGGCTTGCTCCCATCTGCGCTAACAAGCCAGCGGCAGAGGTTGAGGCAGACGTGGAAAACGAGGTGGGCCAAATTATGCGGCAGGTCGAGGCCGCACTGTGACAAAGGCGCAGACCGAGCTGCGACGCCGAGCACGACAGCGCTGGCACTACGAAAAGCCGCCAGGGGTAATTCAGTGGGCAGAGCGCAACATCCAACTTGATAGCCGGCTGACTGCTCGCCCCGGACTTTACAGCACGACCTGGACGCCATACGTGCGTGGCGTACTGGAAGCACTAGCCGATCCCGGCGTTCACACCGTCACGCTTTGCTGGGGATCGCAAACAGGCAAGACGCTTACGCTGGCAGTATGGTTAGCCTACCGAATTGCGAACGACCCAGCGCCAGCGCTGCTGGTTATGCCTAACGCAGACTTGGCCCGATCTTATAGCGAGACGCGACTAACTCCGATATTTGAGAAGTGCAGGCCGGTAAAGCAATTATTCCCGCAGGACATGGACGATCTAAAGATCCTCGAGATGCAGTTTGCGACAATGACGCTTTCTTTGGTGGGATCAAACAGCCCGGCCAATCTTTCCTCACGCCCAATTTGCTTAGCCGTTTTGGATGAGCTGGATTCTTTTGCTGCGCCATCTGAAAAAGATGCAGCCGCTTACTCACTAGCCTTAGAACGCACTAAGGCGTTTCCGCAGCGTAAGCACGTGCTGACGAGCACGCCGACGCTGAACACCGGGGACATCTGGATAAACTATCAGGCGGGCAGCCAAGAAACTTACCACGTGCCGTGCCATTCCTGCGGTGAGTTTCAGGCGATGGAGTTTGGCCAGATCCGCTGGGACGAAACGGCAAGAGCCGAGGACGGTAAGTGGGATATGAAACGAGTGTCTGAAACAGCTGCCTACTACTGCCCGAAGTGCGACGCCAAGTGGACGGAAAGTCACCGGCGAAAGGCGATCGAGCAGGGCAAGTGGGTGGCAGCTAACAACAGCGCGGAAACCGGCCGGCGCTCTTTCCGATTGCCTAGCTGGTACAGTCCCACGATTACCTTTTCAGATTGCGCAAAAAAGTTTCTTACAGAAAAACATTATCTGCACGGATTGCAGGGGTGGGTCAACGGATGGAGTGCGATGCCGTGGGAAGATCAATTTGATGACGACGATTTAACAAACATACCGCCGGGGGCGTTTGGCAAGAAGCAGCTCTGGGAAACCGATCACATTAAGCTAGCCGCAATTGATAGGCAGATTGACGAGTTCTGGTTTGTCGTCAGAGCGTTTGCCAGGGATGGATCGAGCCGTTTAATTGAGGAAGGCAGACGCCGAACGATTGAGGATATCGCCCAATTTTTGCAAGAGCTTGGCGTAAAAAATATCCATACCTGCATCGACTCCGGCTACGAAACACAAGACACCTACAGGATTGCGGCACGTTACGGCTGGGTAGCCATTAAGGGAGAGGAGCGGCAGTTTTTCTATATTGAAGGGGTGGGCGGTCGAATGAAAAGCGTGCACAGCTCCGACCAACCGACCGACGCAGGATGCCGCCTGCTCCTGTTAAGCTCTCCGTCGTGTCAGGATTTGCTGGCGTGGTTACGCCGAGGGCAGGGGCCAATGTGGGAAGTAGCGCACGACGTTAGCCTGGAATACCGGGAGCACATGGCAAGCCATCGCAAGGCTCACCGAATAAACCGCAAAACGGGCAAAGATCTTTATGAGTGGATTAGAATCAAAGGTAGGCAGGATCACTTATACGATTGCGAAACCTACCTAGCTGGACTGGCAGTATGGGGTAAAGTTATTCAAGCCGAGGCAGCTATGGCCCCAGAGGCAAAGGCGTGATTGACACGATTAGAACGGAGTCGTGGATCGCGCTCTCCTTTTTTCTCTCTGGATTCAGGCGTCTAAAAACGCTCAGGCTCTTGTCCTTGCCTTGGAAGCAATCGCAGCTGGTCAAGCCACCGTCTTTCAAAATGGCGGGCGCACAATGATTTCCGCAAGCGTTGCTGGCAAATCTTTTAACTACCAAGTCACCTCTGGCATTACGCCGGTTGAGGTGGCGAAAGCGGCGCTAGACGGCTGGCGCTTAGTCAGCGGTAAGACCGATGCAGAGGTTACCGCAATCTTTACAGGCGATCAGACCCTAGTGACTTATCCGCGTTTTGTAGAAAAACCATTTTCGGTCGGATACTAATATGGGCCTAGGTTCAAAGATTATCACGACTTGGAGCCGCATGATCCGAGCCGTCGGCCCAGACACTCGTAAGCGTCGGTTTGTCGAAGCACAGCTAGGCGATACTCGGCTGGACGTTAGCGCCGCATCACGGCAGGCCATCTCATCGCTCGCCCGCTGGCTTTGCTATAACGATCCCACCATTCGCGGCGCAATCGACACTATCACCCGAAACACGATTGGCTCCGGCATTAAAGCGCAATCCCGTACCAGCGACGAAGCATGGAACACAGACGCCGAGGCGTGGTTTGATATGTGGAGCGGCAGCTGCGACGTAAGAGGAATTTTGGACTGGAACACCATGCAGCAGGTGGCCACCCGCACCATGTTACGGGATAATGAAATTTTTGCGTTGCTAACTGATAACGGTGACGGCTATCCGCTGATCCAGTTAGTTGAAGGGCACCGCTGCGAAACGCCAACCTACCTAGGCACAGAGACAAACATTTTCGACGGAGTGCGACTGAACAAAAACGGCAGGCCGCTAAGCTACTACATTCGCACGGGTAACGACGGCGAGAAATTTACTGAGGTGCAGGCAAATGATTTGATCTTGCTGGCAGAACGCGATCGAGCTGATGAGGTGCGATCGATTAGCAAGCTGGCATCCTGCATTAACACTTGCCTAGATAGATCGGAAATTCTTGAGACAGAAATGCTTGCGCTAAAAAGAGCTGGGCAGATTGGGCTAGCTTTAGAGTCTACCACCAACAGCGGCCCCGGCTTTTTTAACCCGACCGAAACAGACGATTACAACCTAACCACAGACAAAATCTTTGGCGGCGGTGCGTTGCTAAATGTTCCGATGGGGAAAGTATTGCGAGAGATTAAAAATGATCGGCCTAGCCAAAATCTGCAGACGCACATGGATCAGTACCTAAAGGCCATCGCTCAAACCCTCGGCCTGCCGTATGCGATGATGTGGGATCCATCGACACTGAGCGGGCCTAATACCCGCCTTATTCTGGGCCAAGCACAGCGCCGGTTTGATGAGGTGGCACAGACAGTGGTAACGCAATTTATTTCAAGGATCAGAAAGTGGGCGCTAGCCAAAGCGATTAAACGTGGTGAGCTGACTCCACCCAGGGGAATGACGATGTGGTGGGCGGCCGAGTATCACACACCAGCAAAAGCAACCATAGACGCCGGTCGGGATTCTGCCGCTGATCGGGAGGATCTGAAGATGGGCCTGACCTCGATGGCCCAAATTTACGCCTCAAAAGGCCAAGACTGGCAAACCGCTGTAAACCAGAAAATTGCAGAATCTATTTACATAAAAACGCAGTGTGAAGCCGCTGGAATCGATACCACCGCAGTGCAGATTTTTAGTAACCAACCAGCGCCAACCGTAGCCGTCACTCCGTCCAGCATCCCGCCGGCGCAAGACGCCACCGTTACCCCGGCGCTAGAAGCAGGGGAGGCGACCGTGCACCTGACTATGGCCGAGCCGGAGACTGCGCCTGCACCCACCCCTACCAACGATACCTTTACTATGCGCGACGATACTGACTTTACGCTGACCAAAGCCGAGCAGGACATGGTCGTCTCTGCTTTAGGCATCGGCAAATACCGGCCGAAGGCAAAACCCAAAAAGAGAAAGTAGTTGCTACCCTGCTCAGTAGGAGCAGGCTAAGCGCATGGAAGGCGTAGGAGGTTTGATATATACTATTCTTGCTGTAGCAGCTTTCTTTTTAATAGTTTTGCTCCTGCTTTTGCCCGTATTTGTTTTCCAGATTGCAAATTCCTCAACTCGTAGCGAGGGGTTACTGAAAAAGGCGATTACAGAACTTGAAAAGATTAACGCTCACTTAACTCCTCCGCCTCCTCCGCAGGACTAATTTGACACGCCATGCCCGCGCATGGCTTCAACAAAATTATTTAAAGGAATTTCCGTCATCACCGCTGGCCCCGCTTTAGGCCACGGCATGACTATTGACGCAGACACCTTAGAGCAAGTTGTCCGAGCCGGTAATGAGCTGGGGCAAATTAAGGTACTTTCCGATCACAGCTCTAGCGTTTCTAACATCATCGGGTACTTAGAGAACTTTAGCTTAGACGGCGGCCGTGTCCGTGCGGATCTGACCCTGCTGGAAAGCCATGATGGCTTTGCCTATTTTAGCGAGCTGCTAAGCACCCTGCCAGGACAGATTGGTTTTTCGATCAGCTTTTCTGGCGTTCCGCGTGTGGCTGAGGATGGCACCCAACTGGCCGACGTTAACACTCTTTACTCAGTCGACCTCGTGACCACTCCTGCAGCCAATCCGACAGGCGTTTATTCCGCACGAGTTGACACACTCAAAACGCTTAATATGGATACAACCGTAAAGGAATCAGCGCCGGTTATCGAAACCGCGCCCGCAGCACCGGCGGCCCCGGCGTTTAATGCCGAGCTGGCCATCGCCGCTCTCTCCGCCCGCATCGACGAACTCGTCGGCAAATTTGCCGCCAAGTTTGAAGCCGTGGTCGAGGAAGCTCCCGTAGCCGCTGAACCCGCTGTAACCGAAGCCGCCCCAGAAGTTGTGGCCGAAGTTGCTGCCGAACTTTCCGAGAACCCCAAGATCGTTGCCTTAAACAACGAGCTTGCCCGTCTCAAAATTGATTTAGAAGCCAGCAAGGGGACTAAACCCCTTGAGGTGGTGGCCCCAGTGCTTTCCCGCGCTGAGTTGCTCAAGCAATTCAACGAGGAAAAAAATCCCGGTCGTGCGGCCGCGATTTATCAAAAACTAAACACGCTCGCACGATAACCAAGAAAGAAGGATAGAAATATGGCAAACTCATTAGCATCAGTATCAAATGGGAAAATTGTTTCTCAGCGCGCGCTCGCGTTGCTGGTTGAGCAATTTCCTTTCCTCACGTCCGCCTACTCGGACTTCAGCGACGCCTCCGCTCGTAAAGGCGACATCATCACCACTCATCTAGTAACTGCGGCGACTGCCGTAGGCTACAGCACCACAGCCGGCTACGTTGCGGGAGACCGCACGCAGACGGATTGCATCGTGACCTTGAACAACCTTGTTCATAGCACCGTGGCAATCAATGACGACGAAGCAGCCAGCTCCTCGATCAACTTGATCGAGCGCTTTGCCGCCTCCGCCGCACACGCCTTGGGCAAACAGATGGTCGACACCTTGCTCGGCACGATCAGCGCTGCGTCCTACACCTCCACGATGACCGTGGCGGCAGACGTACTCAGCTACCGCTCCATCGTTTCGATGGGTGTGGCGTTGGATACTAACAAAGTGCCTAGCGCAAACCGCTACGCCATTGTTAGCCCGAACAACAAAGCCAGCTTGCTTAACGACTCCTCGATCGTGGCGAACGCCCAGATCCAAGGTGACGCAATCCGCACCGGCTCAGTTGGAATCGTTAACGGCATCGAAGTGTTCAGCTATCCTTCGCTCCCTTCCGCGATCAGCAAAGGCTTCGCGGCCAATCAGGAAGCGCTCTTGGTGGCGGCCCGCTTGCCCGAAGTTCCCGGCGATTACCCTGGCAGCGTAGAAAACGTGACGGAACCCGTGTCTGGCCTGAGCTTGCAAATGCGCGAGTTTTACAACCCGACCCTCGGAACCCGTAACCGTTCCTACATTTTGCTCTACGGCTGCGGCCGTGGATCGACAGCCTCACTCGTTCGCTTGGTCTAAGTTAGAGAATCATCTGGGTTGCCCGGTGCATCGGGGGGTGCACCGGGCTTTCCCAACCTAAAAAATATGAATACCCCCCTTGTATCTCTAGCTATTATCGTCGGCCCCAACGAAGGGGAGCTAGTTGCCCGTTTAATTAAGTGCACCGCCGGCCTATGGGACGAGGTCGTTGTCGTCTCCGCTTGCGGTAAAAATGATGCGCAGGGTGTGCGTATTTGCGCACAGGAGGCCGCTGGCGAGGCTTTAGTCTGGGGCGAGTATCTGAACGCACCCGAAAACGCCGACTGGCCCCACATCGATCATTTTGCCGCTGCTCGGAACAAAGCCTTTAGCCTAGCCACAGGCAAATACGTCATCTGGTTTGATGCGGACGATCTACTAGATCCCGGCCAGGCCAAGCTACACCGCGACGCTATTGAACAACGCGAAAGCCAAAAAGAAGGCTGGGAGATCCTTGTAACCCGTTACGACGTGCAGAACAGCGGCATGCGGGACAATCGCAGGGAACGAATTTTCCGGCGCCAACCCGACGGCAGCCTGCCCGCAATTTGGGAACGAGCCGTGCATGAAAGGGTAAAGCCAGTGCCCGGCCTTGGCGTCGGACTGGCCGACCACCTCGTAGTCATCCACGCCCCCAACACCTGCAAGAAAAACTCTAGCGAACGCAACAAGCGGATCCTGGGCACGCTTTTACAACATACCGGCATGAACCTGTACTATTTGGCGCAGGAAGGTTTTTTGCGTGGTGCGTATCAGGAATCGATCGGCCCCACCCTTTTGGGGCTAGAGCATCCAGACCTCGGCGAAACCGAACGCTACCAGCTCTACTGCATGGCTGGCGTGATGTGTGCCGATCACGGTAAACGACGTAAATATCTTGGGCGCGGGATTACCCTTTGCCCTACACGCAGGGAGGCATACGGCCACCTAGCCGCTGTCTTAATTGAAGAAGGCAATTTTAGCGAAGCCGTCAGACTTTTAAACTTGGTGGAAATGTTGCCCAGGCCGCAGGGCGTGATCTGGAACTTAGACGCCAAGTGGTACGGACACCTGCCCAAAATGCTCATCGAACAGTGCCTACGAGCCGTCGGTCAAACCGCAGACGCCGATCGCTGCGTGCGTGAATCTTTCCGCCAAAACTGGGGGCAAATCACCATGGTATTTAACGGGCCATTCATGGATTGCTTTAGATTGCATAAATTCTTTGTCGATACCTCGGACAATCCGGCCGCCATACAGGCTCTATTTATAACCGATCCTGGCACTGAAGTTGCGGGCAAAAGAATGCACATCGTAAAAGATGCGGAGGAGGCCACCGCAAAAGCGCTGGGTGGCATCGTGCTCTTTGTAAAATGTGCGGCAGATACAATCTGCCCGCCGCTGCGCTGGGACGTGGATCTGCTGGCCGCCGGGACTGTTCCGGCCGCCGCCGTGTTGCTGCCTAGCCCAGTAGATAAGGTGGGTAAAGTAGTGGTGGGACTCACGACTACTCCTACCCGAATCCATAAGATACTGCCGACGATTCAAAGCCTGCTGCGCCAAAACCGTCCAGCAGATCGGATTATTTTGTCGGTGCCTGATAAGCTGGCACGGACTGGGGAACGCTTTGGCGATATACCGAAAGAGCTACAAGCCTTGGCCGATTCTGGTAAATTAGAAATTCACAGGACACAAGATTACGGCCCAGCGACCAAGTTTGTCGGGCTGATGGAATCTGAGGCCGATCCCGAAGCGCAGCTGGTCTGGCTAGACGACGACATTCTTTACGGCCCCACACTTTTGCAGGTGCTCGCCGACGAGCTAAAAAACAAAACAAAGACGGCGTTAGGCATCTGCGGATTCTTTATGACGGGCAAGACTGGCTATGCCATCGCCCCAGACCATCTCGGCGCGGCCGAGATTCTTGAGGGATTTGCAGGGGTGACTTGCCGACGCCAGGACATGCCTAAGGCAGAGCTATGGCCGGCGATGACCGCCAAGCAGTTTGTCGCGCTTAGCCCTAAAGAGCGTGCCAGTTTTATGGCGGACGATTTTGTTATGAGTCACGCCTTGCGAGCCAACGGCATCGCAACTCTAGTCTGCAACACGCCAGATCTAAACCGTACTAACGGCCTGCGCATTAGGCCGGAGGGGCTAGGCGAAGATGCCTTGCAAAATAATAAAGGCACCGGCGGTAACCTAGCGGCTTATGCGCTTTTAAAGGGGTGAACAAAACTCTGACCGTGTCGGGCTATAATCGGCCTGACTATTTTACGCAAACCCTGCGAGCGCTTTCAGCCTGCGACGGCGTGGGCGAGTACGACATTGTCTGCGTGTTAGATCGTTCGGATAAAACCGACGAGCTTGTAGAAATTGCCAAGCAGATGGGCCTGACCACGCTTAGCCCGGTCGAGCACATGGGCTGCGGGGCGACGATCCGCTACTGCATGGAAACGGGATTTCGCAACAGCGATTTCCATGTGCACCTAGAGGACGATACCGTGCCTAGCCCAGACTGCCTGCGCTGGTTTGAGTGGGCGTCTAATTGGGCGTCACCCATGACTCTGACCATCAGCGCCTACAATCAGCACGGCGGAGAAGCAGAGCCGGAGATGGCAAGTTTTAGAAAGTGGTTCACCCCTTGGGGCTGGGCCACCTGGCGTAGCCATTGGGAAAAGTATTTGGCGCCCAGGTGGGATAACTCTTTTTGGGACGGAGGCGTTCAGCGCATTCGATCCGAGCTTGCCATGGGGGAGCTATATCCGCGAGTTAGTCGCATCCAAAACATAGGGGCAACGCGGGGCGCCTTTTGTCCGAGCGCAGAATTTCACCAAGAAAATCATCACGCCACCCGCGTGGCCACAGCACAAGAAAAGAAAACACGATGGATAGTAATATAGAGCGCGGCAGGGTATGCGACGAGAACCCGTCAATCCACTGGGCGCACATGCCCGTGGACAGTCAAAGCAGAGTCCTAGATCTAGGCTGTGCTTTTTGGGACGAGCCACTACGGGCGGATCGTCTTGGCACGCCATACTTTTACCTAGGACAGAAGCCTGCATTTTACCTCGGCATCGATCAAAACAACGCGGACATCGCGCTGCTAACTCATGAGCTAGGCGCTCATTTTTTAGAAGCGTCAATAAATAGCCCAGCCCAGATCTGTGACTGGATCACAGCTCACTCGATTACTCATATCAAAAGCGATATAGAGGGGGCCGAGGAGCACTTGGCCGCCATTGAAAATGCGTTGCCCAGCCTTGAAGCGGTGGCAATCGAGACACACGGTGACGCAACTCATCGCAAGATATGCGACTGGATAGATAGACAAGCCATGACCAATTACCGCATTGACCAGCAGGGGGACTGCCCAGACGTGTTTATCGTCTACGCCAAAAAAACTTTCGGCTGAACCAACTTTGACAACTTGCTTTCAACCGTGACCGAACTCCAAACTCTTATGACTACTGGCGTGATCGACATGATTTCCGCCAATCCAACTACCGCCACTGTTAGCGGCCTGCCCGTCCGGGGTGTCTACACCCCTAACGAACAAACGGCTGAGCTGGGCATGGGCGGATTTGTAAATCCACAGAATGCGGAGTTCGTATGCCTGACGGCCGCCGTCAGCCTGCCTGCACTAATGACGATCGTGACCGTGGGCGGATCACCTAAAAGACTTACTGGCGTACAATCTGATCAGGGGGTGACGACTCTCATCCTGGCAGATCCAGAGGACGTGCGATGAGTTTGAGGCTTGCAGCAGAGGACGGCTTGGCCGCCTACCTATCCACCGCCAGTAAGCCCGCCGGGCTATACGTTCAGGCCGGGCACAGGATTGCAGAGTTACAGCTTCCGGCCTGCATCGTTCACGCAGAGTCCAGCGTGCCAGTTGTAGAAGGATCACTGGCAACAACTCGGAAGGTGACTTTTACCTGCTCGATTATGACGCCGCTTGAAGTGGCCAGCACAGTGACGGCACACAGGACAAACTTTGACTGGCTAAACACAAAGCTGACGGCCGTAACGACCATAGGCGGCGCCACTCTTATGGGTGGTTACTTGGGTGAGGAAAGCACTGGCAGCAACGACAAGGTGATCGAGGATTCGGTGAAATTCACCGCCTTCGTCACGCCTAGTTGACACCTAAGAAAAACACAATATGGCGATGACATACGGAGTGACGGCTGGAATTTCCCAGAACATCAGCAACACGGACGAGTACGTCTACATCACGGGAACAGACGGCACCGTGGTAAAGCACTTTAGAAAATATAAAAGGATTGAGACAGTGACAGAAACTCTACCAGATACCTTCGCCCATCCTGGCGTTTCTGGCCCAACGGCTTTTCGTCAGGAACTTCGCCTATCCAACACAGACTTTGCCAGGCTTTCTAACACGGCCGTCACATTCAGCACGATCGCCTAAGGAAATAACAATATGCCATACAAAGGATTTACAGGGGTAGCAACCTTAACGGGAATTGAGGAATTTATTTCCATGAGCATCACGGGCGAGCAGACGGAAATCGTCATCGATCCAGGCACAGTCAATACCGCTCCCACGGTCACAACTTACTACAATCCTCGCTACAACGTGTCGATCGAGGGCATTAGCTCTGGCGCTTCTGTTTCTGCCACCTTTACCGTTGGCGGTAATAGCTACGTAAAAACGGGCGAGTCGTACACAAAAACCGTTGGGGATGTTGTAAAAGTTAGCGTCACTGGCGTCTATAATCCAAACAGCACGCTTGCCTCGTAATCGGTAAGACGGCGATGAATCGCCACTTTGCCGAATCATTCCTAAATCGCCAGGATCACCGCGTCCTAGGCTTGCCACTGTTGCCGCTTTCCTTGTGGCACATGTTTAATCTGGAGGTGGCTCAATCGCCCTACTTCATCGGAGGATCATTCCCATCGGCTAGAGATCTACGGCTTGCGGTGAATATCTGCCGCACGCCGTTTCCTATTCTCCCAGATCTCTCCGATCGCAGGCTGTGGCTGGATTGGATGAAAAGCTGGCGGTGCGACTTCTTGATCGAGACGACCAAGTTCCGCACCTACCTAGATGACTTCAATGCGTTGCCGCAGCTATGGCAGCCAGAGAAAAAGAGAGGCACCGGCCGGGAGGCCACGGGCCTACCGTGGTCGCTGGCCATCGTCACGGGCGTATGCGGGGCGACGGGGTGGGACGAGGCAAAGGTCTGGAACATGCCGATCGGCCAGGCGTACTGGTACCACGTAGCGTTCGCCATGCAAAACGGCAGCAACGTGGATCTACTTAGTGAGGGTGAGTTGCTGGCGATTGAGGCCGTTCGTGCTAGGAGGGCGGCGAAGTGATTACCATGAAAATGGACAATGCTGATTTTAGCTACCAACTAAAACGCTACGCCTTGGCTAAAAAAATATCTTTTGCAAAAGCAATCAAACAGCAAGGCCGATTAGTGGCGGTGAATCTTGCATTTCAGACTCAGCCTTTTGGAGCCGAAAAGGGAAAGCTGTTAGGGGAAGGAGCAATATCAGGCGATCTACTGCCAAAAAAGGGAACCAACAAAGGCATTTTCAAACCTTTAAATAAATTCTGGATGGACGAAGCCATCCGAATGAAGCAGTACGCACCAGAAAACTTTACCAGAAGATTTACGACAAAAGACGGAAGGGTTTGGATGAGTGAGGAGGATCAAATTTTAACCTCAATAGGTGCGATGAAACAGTTTCATCAATCTATGCGTACTCAAGGCGGAAGAAGAAGGACAAGCAAAGCCGGACAGGGAGACAGGGGCATCGGACGTCACGGCACCGCAAATCGTGGCATTGTGGATAAAGACAAGCTGGGCCAATACGTTACAGCTACGCATAAAAAAGTCGGTATTGCAAAAGCTGGGTGGGCACACTGTGCAAAGCAATTAGGCGGATCCCGTGGCATCCCGCAGTGGGTAACTAGGCATGCTGGGAAGCGTGCTAAAGGATCGGTGGTTGATAATTCCGATGCTACCTCCGATCAGTACGTAACTATGACTAACCACGTTCCCTGGATTGATAAGTGCCTGAACGCAGGACAGATTCAGCGTGCTCTTGACATACAGAAGGAAAAGATGACAAAGGCCATTGAAATAGCACTAAGCAAGGCGTAACCATGGCTGATCTAAAAGTAAAAGTAGGGGTAGATAAATCTGGATTTACCACCGGGCTGGCCTCAATGGAAAACTCTGTCAAAGGCTTCGGCATGAAGGTTGGCGGCATCCTGGCTGGCGCCTTTGCCTTTGATAAAATTATTCAAGGGTTTTCCAATGCCATAGATAAGGGTGACCAGCTTCAAGACCTTGCCAATCGATTTGGAGTCGCTGCTAGTAGTCTGCAAGAGATAGGAAACGCGGCCAGCACTTCAGGAGCAGGGTTAGAAGATGTGGCTAGTGCGATGAATAAACTGGCTAAGAACGCAGGCGCAGCGATTGGCGGAAATGAGCAAATGGCCGAGGCATTTAATAAAATTGGTTTAAGCGTAGAGCAACTTCAGGGAATGACCCCACAGGATCTATTTATGGCCTTATCCAAGGCAGTGGCCTCTGGCACCCTTGGCATGCAAGATTTCACGATTGCACAAGAGCTGGCCGGGAGGGGTGCGGCCGTTTTAATGGAGACGCTCCGAATGGGCCCGGATGTGATTGCGGCCAACGGGCAGGCGATGGGAGTCTGGACTGACGAAACAATTTCAAAACTTTCCCAAGCCTCTGATTCCATAAAAACATTTCAAAATAAAATGACGATTGCTTTTGGAAGCATAGCTCAGATTGCCGTGCCTTTAATTAAGGCTTTTGAAGACATAGTGGAGCTTACGACCGTAATTGGATCGGCAGGAGTTTCCGTTCTTAGGGGCGATTTTTCTGGCGCCTCACAAATCACAAAAGAAGCCTCAATGATAAAAAGTCGCAGAGACGCTCAAGAAGCGAAGGCGGCCAGACAAAAAGCAGCGCGAGGCATTTCAGACATGGATGGACAAGCCTCATCTGCAATTTCAGACAAGGCATTTGAGGCAAGCGAGCGAGCCGCGGCTAGGCACGAGCTGCGTTTAATTGAAGCGCAAATTGCTGGTAAAGAAGAAGCGGAAAAGATGAAGCAGGCTATTGAAGAAAAATATGCCCAAAAAAGCCTTGAGCGAGCGCAACGCCTAGAAGAAGAAAAAGCAAGTCAAGCGGATGATCGCCCTGAGCGACTAGCACAAATAAACAAGCAAAGGGGCAACGCCGCTGATTTTGATCCTAGGGAGGCACTAATGCAAAGATTTGGCTTGGGGGATCAACTGCGTGACATTCCATCCAGCACAGAGGCACAACGCACGCAACCTGTGAGACTAGAAAACCCACCCAGCTTGCAAGGCGTACTAGACAAACTAGACAAACTCATCGCCAACGCCGGGGTATTCTCATAATGGCTCGCGGGTCTAGCTATGGCAGTGGTAGCGGAGCAACTACGCATACCGGCGTTGAAATGCTGGGCACCGGGGGCGGAGTCGACGCTAGGGGCAAGACTACTGTCACGAAAAAGTATTTTGTCACTGACGCATCACAACTAGAAACTGCGCCCGTTTTGACGGGCTATTCGGCTACAGCCATAAACTACGTTAAAATTAACGAGACAGCCTACGAGCAGACGGTGCAATACGAGGCGCAGACCGACAACTCTGGCGCCAGCACAACCGTATGGCTGCAGAACGGAGTTAAGGGTACTTTTGAAATGTTTTGCTCTTTTGAAAGCAAGCCGATTGAGCTGCACCCTAGAATTGATAAGCTAAGCGTAGATTTTGGCGGCTACTTTACTTTTGACGGTTACGCTAAATGGCCGCCTACCTACACGCCAACTTCAGGTGGTGGCCTTGGCACGGGCACGCCTATCCCAAACCCTATGTTTGGAGTTACTAGATACAAAGAAATAACTCTAACCCTTCGCCACAGCTACTACACAAAAAGCGTAAACCAAAACATCTGGAATACGGCGGGGAGGATTGTGACCAAACTTCCGGCTGGTATTCCTATCCCCAAAGGCGAAAAGGACAAAAACGGCAAAGAAATTCCAAGGGAATGGATGATGCAGGCTCCAGCCGTTAGCCGGCAGGGCGAAGCCTGGCAGGTGGTTCAGGAATATGTGATGCTGGACGCCAAGGGAACCGCCTTTGGAGTCTACGAAACGGGCACTGTCCCTGGTGCCCAATGATCCCGGCTGAGATTGAGGCGAAATCTGGCGAAAAGATTTTGCCCAAGTTTCGCAAGCTAGTCGCTTGGATCGATTCGCAGCGGTTGGCCTCTGTCGATGATCGCGTTCTAGTCAACACCACACCCAACGGCACCTTTGTTTCTATGGTGGATCGGCCACCGACGATTACCACGCCGCTAGCCGTTCGGCTTAGTGGAACAAGATTCTTCAGCGTGGGCGAAGGTTACATTAACGGTAAGCTGCCAAAGATTAAGCCGAGCACTGGCGCACTGCAGGAGATTGTCGATCCTGACGGGGTACCAGCTCCACCGGCAAAATTGCCAGAAAATCGCCCCATAGTCATTTGCGTCAAAGTTGTTTTCGATAAAGACTTCAAATTGGAATCTTCTGAAATTGTGCCTGAAAAACCCGAAAAGATTTTGCGAGGGGGAAGTGCCGATTATTCTACTGCCGACAAAACTGTTACCGGCCTAATTCCGCTAGCCTTTATGCGTAGTAATCGGTTTGTGCAGTTTGTCTCACACAACCTTCAAGTGCGGGCCTACCTCCATAACGGATCGCACCGAGTGATCTACTGGCCCGCGTGAAATACCCAGCAAAATTCTGGAATAGCCTGTTGCGGAAGGCGGAGCAGTACCTGCCAGTACGCTTTGACTATAACCCGCCAAGCGCCCGGCCGCACCCGTGGCAAATTCGCCCAGTGTGGCGCAAACAAAAGAACGGCAAGAACGGGGATTGGCATGGCATTATTACGCCAGGCGCAGTTAATGGCGTGCCTGCATTTATAAAAATGCTCTACGGAAATGCCACCTTTGAGGCGCGGGAAAGGATTAGACTCGATGCGGTCGCCAACAAAAAGACCGTTCCGAAAGATGACGATATTGTAAAAATATATTTGGACGAGGATGCTGAGCTGAAAATGTCTTTTCGCAGCATAGGATCGGACGGCAGCCCAGACTCTGTTTCCGGTGACGCTGGATCTGGCAACGTCACCGGCGTCTTTGAAAAAGTCCCAGATTTCTTTAAGCGCCTTGGAGTAGCTGACGCAAATACTGATTTGCTTGGCCAGCCAGCCGAAACCCAGCGGCTACTAAAAGCCTGCGATGTTGTCCTTAACCAGCCGCGTGTCGGACTGACCAATGATGTCTCAATCTCAACCGCAGCAGTCGATACAACCTTAGTCAGCATAAATCCAGGCTTCTTTGTTCCGCCCGACAAAGAGGCGAGCGTTACAGCTACGCCTAAATACCTGAGTCAAGAGCCAGCCTTAACCTTTGCCGATTTACTTTTTCAAAGGTTTATTGATACGCCTACCGATCGGCTGCATCTATCCACTTTTTACCTGCTTTCACCGCAACTCCCGCTGCTCGATCCGAGCAACTTAGAAGGCTGGCAGCCGTACATAAAATACAACTGTCACCACAACCTTGTGCATGCCACCCAGCAGATTGAAAGGCGGGCTGAGTTTGTCCCGCTTAGCCTTGTCGTGCCGTTGGCTGGTGGCGTGGCACAGCCAGTTATCAATTACATTCTTGCGGAAGCCAATTTCTTTGCCCAAGCCGCTTTAGACTTTTTTCAGCAACGCAAGCTCAATGGAAAGTTTACCGCTGTATGAGTTTAGATAAATCCACCGAACGTCAAAAAAAGATTATCGAGCAGAACCGCAAGCTCCGACAGCTCGGCGTCGTAGCCCTTACCGATCCCGGCCCTTGGTACCCTATCCCTTTTGCCCTGCAGTTTGACCCAGCGTTTTTTAAGGGCTTTACAGAGCAAGCGACTGGGATTGACACGCCTCCCGCCAAGTAACCATGGCTACTCTAGTATTCGGCAACATTTCGCAAAAGACCGCCTCATACACGATTGAGCCAGGCAGCATTACGCTACCTAAGGTGGTGCAGGGGGATCTCTTTACCTTGGCCGTTAGGCTGACCGAAACGGCTAACAACATTACCACGGTTACCGCACCATCCATTTATTCCGCCCGGCTTAGCTACGGGCCAGTCGATGTAGCCCCTACCGCCGGCAGCTTTAAAGTCCTGGTTAATTCGGTCACCTCAAGCGTTATTACTTTCGGATCTACGGCCGCCAGCGTAGCCGCCGTGCTTAACAGCATCTCAGCCGCTACCGGCTGGTCGGTTATAGAGGATCAAGGCAGCTACCTAGTCGAGCGTCGATCTGCCTGGGTGGCGACCTCTGGCATTACCATAGTGCAGAATGAGCTGCAGCCGCAGTCGTTTGTCCGGGTAACCAGCTACAGCGCTAACAACAGCTTTTACCAAGAGCTGCGGCCGATGCAGTCGCCGTTGGCCTACACCAGCGCCTTTGGGCTGATCGTTCCGCCCGCTCCTACGATTACCCGTGTAGTCACTGGCTTTTCCGATCCTGTGACTGGCACGCGGGTGAACGAGGTGCAGCGGCTCTACATCCCGCCTGCGTTTAATACCACCTACCAGATCTATCGCGGGACGTCTCGCACCGCCTTGCTAAGTAAGGACGACGGATCGACCGAGATTGAGGCCGCGCTTATGGCCTCTGCTATTACCGTCGGGGCAGGGGAAATCTTCTTAGTAACTAACCCAGAAAGTTTTGTTGCAAATATTGAGTTTGCCGGATCTATGTCTGGCGCCACTCACTCGCTACTTACCGTAGCCGTGCCCGTTAGCCCGCAGGGCGATGTTACCTTTGACCTAGATCTTAACACGCAAGGCATGCTGGCGGCGTTGCGTGGTGACTTTGAAGTTACCCACCCACTGACTTGCGAGATCGGGATTAACTACGGATCAGTAGCTACACCAAACGTCCAGTACGTGACCGTGTTCCAGCAGGACATGACGGTGCAGGCAGACGGTGCCTGGACGGGGTTGGCGGCGGCCCAGCAGATCAACTGGCTTAACCCGCCGCAGCCGGTCAACTATATCCCTTTCACTACCGACCAAGTCATTACTGGCATACAATCTTTCACCGCAGTCGTCACGGGAACCGGCCCTTGGACTATCGCCCACAACCTAGGCACAGAGGCGATCCATGTAACTCTACGCGAAAACATTTCAAGTGGATATTTGCTAGCAAACGAAAACGATTACACAGTGCAAACGGCAACAAGCCAAAGCGTCATTGTCGCAAAAGTATCGGGCACTGTTCCTACGGCCGGCTGGGCGGTCATGATTTCTAGCGCAGGGCCGACAAGTGCGTTTCAAGCGCATACTCACACGATTGCCCAGGTGGTATCCCTGCAGGATCAACTTAATTCCTTGGGCACTCGCCTTGCCGCTGTGGAGGATATTCTGCCAGCCACAGGCATCAGCGGCAGTTCCAGCGTCACGCTGCCTTACGAGATCCCTGTGGCGGCCCGTCAATCTGTTCTTTTCACTAACGGCCTGGGCACTTGGGCGTCTACCGATTTTATTTTGCAAATTTCCTCGGTCCCATCCGTGCAGGCCCCTCAGCTATTGGAAGCGCTGTCCGTCACCGTCGGCACAGCGCCCAGCACCGCATTGCCTACCGTCACCACTGTCGACATCGTTCGCGCCTACACCTCCGGCCTAAACATCCTCGTGCCACGGATCGGTCTTATCCCTGGCGCCAGACTACCCTCCGGCACGGCCTACATTGGGGCAGAAAGCACCCGTGGCCTTGTCTATCAGGTCGACAACTATAGCAGCGGCCGCACGTTCTATTCCAAGGCGTACGAAGCAAGCCTGTTTGAGATTCCGATTAACGACAAACTGTTTCGAGCTGGAACAAAGGCCAAGCTAGAATGGAACCTTAACGTCCAGAGCAAGGCGGCCAATGCCACTGCCCAGTGGTACTGCATTGTGGACGTTGGGACGATCACCACCGTTTCTACTCCGGCCACCCAGACGGGCAACATTTCTGACATTACTTGGAACAGCACGCCGATCTTGTCACAGCAACTGATCGTCACGGGTGAGCCGGTAAAGCACGGCATGGGCGTGGAGATCCTTGCTACCTCCGCCACCCAGATGGATGCGAACTACATGACCTACGGCATCTGGGCCAGCGCGACTACAGGCAAACCCAGCTCACGCAATTTCATCCTACGCGGCCGTTTGGCAAACTTTGACGTCATCGATACCCAGAGCGACGCACGCGGTTGGGTAGGATACGCGATGCGGCCTTACGGATCAGCGGATCAAATCAAACTGGTAGTAGAGTAGGTTTATGGCAGCCATTGAAGCCATTATTTACAACGGGTGGCACACGCGCAGCTTAGTATCTGGTCAAAACAACTACTATCCTGCAGGCTATCTTTTAGTTTCTGGGCTAACTTCTGGTGATTCTTATTTAGTAAAAACACTTGCTTACAATAACTCCTCGGCCATCTCAGTTACTGCGGTAACTGCTGGGCAATTTACAGCCGTAGGTACTAAAGGACTCGCTCCTTTTATGTCTGTGAATAAAGATTTTAACTCAAAAGGTCTTTATTATGACATGCCCGTCACTTCATCGGCTGCCAGCATCTCCTTGTTTTCAATTCTTAACAGCTCAAGCATTACGGTTGCAACAGCCTATATGCAGCCGGCCTATCCGTATTCTCACGGAAATCTGGCTAATTGGTCTATTGCCCAAGCCTCTGACAAATCTGTCGTTGTTGGTTTACAGTCTCTAAACACGGTCGCTTCTCACAGCGTTTTGTACTCCGTAACCGATGGTGTTAATTATGCTTCTGCAGCCGGGGAGACAAAGCCTCAAAGCCAAGCAATTTACACAGTAGCGCTATTAGATAATGAAGGCACGCAGCTTGCGTCAGATAACTTGCACTGGCCTAAAAATGGAAGCAATCCAGTAGTCACTTTCCCGTCATCTCTCCTCACTTCCAGCGGAAATTATGTTGTTAAAATATCAAACATAATCGCTTCCCCAGGGTCGAGCACAACTACTTTGGTAAGCCTAGAATTACAAACCACACTTACCGCATCTGCGGTGACATCGGGTGGATCTAGTAATATGTTTTCTTGGCTAGACAGCTCCTACTGGTATCTGACAGATCTTCAGGTAAATCTCGGCACTCGTGCGGTCACGAATCGGCAGGGATCGATCGATCTGCGTCCTAGCGATACAATCAATTTTGCGATCTTGTTTCACGACGGCACGGCCGGGATCGATCCACAGGCGACAGACATTAAGCTGGCTGTTCGTTCTTCCAACAATACATCGCCCTACCACTTTTGGTCGGCGACCACCGTGAGCACCGTTACCGTTTCTAGCGATGTCTACTACGCAATCACTGTCACCGCATCGGACGACGATTTACTTACAGCACAAGCCGCCAATCTACTGGCCGGATCTAACGCATCCCAATCTCTCCTAGGCGAGATCCAGTGGACGACCACCCGTGGCACCTTCAGCTCCGACACATTCACCATTAACGTGCCTAGCGAAGTAGTACGCGAGCCAGACGTCTAAGCTAATGGCCGCCACCTACGACATCACTATCGAGCAGGGAGCGGACTGGACGCGGGATCTATTCCTCACCACCGCCACCCAGGGGGCGATCAGCCTATCGGGCCGGACGTTCACCGCTCAGATCCGCCAGATGCCAGGGGGCACGGTAGTCACGCAGATTGCCACTAGCGTGGTATCAGCCGCTGGGGGTCAAGTGCGCCTCACCGTAACCTCGGCCGCCAGCCTGCTCGTGCCTACCAGCGGGGCGAAGTATGACCTAATTCAAGTAACTAGCGCTGGCATCGCCACCCGCCTGCTGGAAGGCGTGGTGACACTATCCCCAAGGATTACCATACCATGAGCGATATTTATCTACAGATTACCGAAACGCCTACTGTCGTTACACTATCCGCACCAGTTATTTCTGGGGCACTTTCATCGACCGTCACTGTGGCAAACACGGTCACCGTAGCACTGGACGCTAACAGCTTAAGTGCGTTAGAGAACGTGACCGTGACCGTGGGGGCGGCAATTACCGGGACAGTGACCATCGGAGCCGGGACGGCGCAGATCGGAAGCGTCACCATTAGCGAGCTTCCGAATGTTAAAATACAAGGAATTTACTCAGGAGGTGGGGGGGAATATAGAAATATTGAAGTAAATGAGCAGGGTGGTGTTTATGCCATTCTTGGCGAAGCATTACCAGCAGGCACAAACCAAATCGGTTCTGTCACCGCATCCATCAGCGGGACGGTTCCCATCAGCATCTCCTCCGTCACGGTTGGCAATTCGGTGACCATCGGTTGGCTCCCTGCGATTAGTGGGACGGTGACCGCCAACTCATCCAACGGCTCTCTAACAACAAGATTTGGCTCTGTCACTACTGCAAACACGGCTTTCGCCACATCTGCTGTAACTAACGCGAGTCGCAAATATCTCTTAATTCAGAATGTCACAACGGCCTCAAATGTAATTACAGTAGGTATCGGCTTTACCCCAACGACCACCCAAGGCATCCAGCTTTCTTCGGGTGCGGGGCTAACCTTTGAGGGCAGTTACATCCCCACAGGTGCGGTTAATTTGTTGTCTAGCGTAACAGCTTCCTGCTTCACCATATTGGAGGCGTAGGTGGGCTTCTTTGCCACAAGCGGAATCCTTAATCGCAGGGGGTTCTTTGGTGGTGCTCAGGCTTTTAACCCATCCAACATCGCTGGCCTTTCTCTTTGGTTAGACGCAACGACTGGATTATTTGACGCAACTAGCGGTGGGAATCCAGTTACTACGGATGGAAGCTCAGTCGCTAGATGGGAAGATCAAAGCGGCAACAGCCGTCACATTACTCAAACAATCCTTCTGTCACAACCAATCCTAAAAACAGCCATTCAAAATGGCAAAAACATTATTCGTTTTGACGGAATAAACGACATTTTACGCCGTTCAGGGGCTTTTGTTCACGCTCAAGGCGCGGCAACCATATTCGTTGTCGTAAGTGCAAATTCGGGAGCTAGTGATCGACTGATTGTAGAGGGCAGGACGACCAGCACAAATCCTCTATACATGCCAATAATTTCTAATCTTGCCACTCAGTTTAATGTATTATATAGAATTGATAGCGGCACAATTCCACTTGCTAATGTACTTTTTGGAACACCCTTTAATGGAACAGGATTTAAGTTGGTCTGTGCACTAGACAGCGGGACAAACTTTACTGGTTTTATCAATAAGGTAACAACAAATAATCAAAATTACACAAGGGGTACAGTTACGCTGGATACTTTTGCGGTTGGAGGTTGGGCAACAATTACTGAAAGAGATTTTTTCCCCGGCGATGTGGCAGAAGTTGTAATTTACAACACAGCAC